AGACCTGCCTTTTAAGCAGGGTGTCCGGAGTTCGAATCTCCGGCGGGTCACCAAAAAAGCCTTGAAATCTCAAAGGTTTCAGGGCTTTTTCTTTTTCGTTGTTTTTTGATTAGTTAGTAACGTGTTAGTAACAGGCGCATCTATCGCATTCACAAGTTGGTCAATGTCAAAGTGCTCATAGATGTTCGCGGTCGTGGAATAGTCTGCATGCCCGAGCATTTTTTGCAGGAGTTCCGGCTTGATATTGTTTGCTACAGCCCAGCTTGCGAATGTGTGCCTTGTTGCGTGTGGTGTTTTCTTGGAGATTCCGAGCCGCTCCAAAAGTGGGTAGTAGTCACGCTTGCGAAAATTTGCAATGACTTTTTGCCCGTCGTATCCGGAAATCAGTAGGTCGCCTTTTGCACGCTCTTTGAATTCTGCGAAATATTTACGCCCTTCGGAGCGGATGGGGATTATTCTGTTCCTGCCTGCTTCTGTCTTTTCCCCGCCGATCACGTAGGTTTCATGGACATTTTCGGTTCTAAGCCCGAACAGCTCACCGATTCGCATACCGGTATATACCATCATCAGGGTAAGTTTTGCTGCCTGGGAACCGTCCGCTTCGAGCTTCTGGATATCCTCTTCTGAGAAGATCTCTTTTTCTTTCTTCACATTCTCGGGCAGTTTAATGAACGAAGCGAAGTTTGTCGTTATGAGTTCCTGCCGGATTCCCCATTGTGACATCTGCGTTGCAAGTTGTTTGAACTTCGACAGTAGCGAGTGGGATTTATCGCTGTACTTGTCTATGACAATCTGGTAATCAGCGGTCCGCAGTTCGCGAAATTTTCTGTCATGCAATGGTTCAAAAACGTCATATGCGCGTTCGTAAGACTCTATTCCCTTCGCGCCGATATCGCGGAAGTGTTCATCCTTCCATGCTTCGTAAACCTGCTTGAAGGTCCAGTTATATATTTCATCAATACTCCGCCCTTGTAAACGCGCCAGCGCGTCGAGGGCGGCTGTTTTTTTATCGTAGTATCCAATTATGGTTTTTCCTTTTGCGGCTACCCACGGGCGGGTACGCCGCCCTTGCAGTTTGTAAACTGTCCCCGTACCGTTTGCACGCTTCAAAGCCTTTCGTTGTGGCGCTTGCTGCTGTTTCCCACACCAGCAGCAGAACGCCGAGCCGTCAGGAATTTCTTTTTTACACTTGATGCACTCCATGTTTTCCTCCACGTTCTTTTCGGATTGCATAGAAAGTAATCGCTGAAGCCAGCGCTGAGCCTGCAATCAGGGCGATGCACACCCATGCAGCCACGGACAAATCTCCGCCGCGAATAAAACCTGTGTTCCGACTCTGCGCATCCGTCACAAGGCAGGCAATCAGAGAAAAGGAGAGCAGCATACAAAACAGGGCGAGAACGTAACACATTGTATGTGTAGACCTTATCTGTGCGCTCTGCGCGGCTGTTGTTGCCGCCAGCTTGGCGTTTTCAAGCTCGACATGATGAATCTGCTCGGTCAGTTTTTCCGGGCTTTCTGCGGGCTGGACAAGCCCGAACAGTTCATCCAGTGACAGACCAAGAACGCGGCACAGCGCGGCAGAATTGTACAGTTTCGGGTCCTGCTGTGTTCCTGCGCAGAGCTTCGTCACAGCCGATCTGGAAACACCGGATTCTTCGACAAGTCTGTCGATGGTGTAATGCTGATCTTCCTTCGCCCGCTTGATGTTCCACTGATATGCAGAAATATATGGGGCGAGTTCCTGAATTGCCGACATGATATACCTCCATTTTCACATATATTTCGCTGATTCTTCTGCTATGGGTATGGTTTTACCAATTTGAGGGTGGACATTTCTGCCAGTTTTGCTATGCTGGTTACAGGCGCGTAAGAAAGCCCCACCGCCGGTGGAGCGACGGTGGGGCGATCTTAAACATTCCATTATACAAAATAGTCTGTCCCATAATTGCCGCTTACGAGGGTTACCGGACGAAGAAAATGCAAGGTGTTCTTTGTGGAAGATTCCAAATTGAAATTATTGAACGAACGTTCTAAAATATGGAGGTACAGCGAATGCAGAGCATCAATATTCGATTTGAAAACGGGAAAGTAAACATCATCGTAGACGGGGCGCTTTTCAAAGACGTCCACAGTCTAAGCCTGGACTACATCAAAGGGGCGCCCATGCTCTTTGCCTGCGTCTCAGATGTAGGCGAGACACGGGAGCAGTGGCAGAACTCTAAGTTTATGAGCTAGTCACGTAGTATTCCATTCTTAGGCTTGGGATTGTGACTGTGTTACCAAGGACGGCAAGGTATGTTTCAACGCCTTTGCATTCGCCGTAGCATGTAATATAGTCGTTATCAAGGATGCGGCTTTCACCTTCCTTGCGTGTGTAAGTTACATACCAGATGCCATACTCCGTTTGTACGCGGAGTGTGACAGAATCAAAAGCCCCTTCCTGCACTTGAATGACAGTGCCGCTAAAGAATGTTTTCTTGCCCTTGTAGTCGTCTGGATTTCTGCAAATATCGGAGTAGGACAGATCTTCACATTCTGCGATGTATTCAGAGCGAACGACTGCCGGGTCTTTGACCTCTGTATTCGCAGATTCACCGGTTTGCGAGGATAAGGCAGCGCAGCTCAAAACCAAAAGGAAACAGAGGATGGCAACAAGGACCTTTTCAACAGAGGACATCCGTTTTCGACGCCGCGCACCACATGCTGGGCAGCGCTTGACACTGGCGCTGATCTGCGTACCACATGTTCGGCAGACTGCTTTTCGGTTCTTTGTTTTGCAATGTGGGCAAGCCTTCAACCTTTCGTCAAATTCTTTCCCGCAGCGCGGGCATGTTACAAAATATGTATCCTTTGGCATGGTATAAACCTCCGGTCTTGTGATATACCATAATTTTACCACCGCAGCTTGATAGCCTCAAGGATAAAACTCAACAAAAAGATACATAAAAATTTGGAAGTTAAGAAAAGGACGGCGGAAAATGGTTTGTATTCTGGATGATATGTGCTATCATAAGGGTGAAGAAATTGCGCCCATTGAAGAACTTAGGACGGAACTGATTGAAAAAATCAAACAGCTTCCGAACGAAGAATGTAAAAGAATCCTAAGCATTGTCAATGTTGAAAGTTGGAGGTACTGACGAAATGAAAATTATTATGATTGCACTTATACTCGCTGTGCTCGTGGCTTTCGTTTACTGCCTCGCGCAGTTGTTAAGAGCGGAGAAAATGCGCGATAAGCTTTTGGGCGAACTTCTAGAGGAGACGATTTCCATAAGAGACAGTGCAAAGCGAAATCCAGTACGTATGCCTATTGATGTAATTGTTGAAGCTGCTCGTTCAGCCATGAATGGTAGCTTTGGAGAAGGGCAAGAGCCATAGCATTGTATGACTTCATCAGGAATTCGTACTGTTCCTTTGTAAACAGGTCGGAAGATTTCTTCAAATCCTCCGTAGAAAACCGCGCGACATCATAAGAAAATGAATCCATATTGATCTGGGATAGGAAGGCTGCAAACGGCGGTAAACTGCACATAGTTCCTCCTTACTGCAATTTTTGTATACTCTTATTTACTTCATCCATTACTTTCAGCAGGAAAGACATATCTTGACTATCTCTTACGATTTCAAGAAGCTTGTCTTGATCGGGCGCTTCGCCATCGGCGGGGCGCTCTTTTTTTATGCCCGCAGACGGGTCGTCGGTTTCGCCGGTCAAGTAGGCGACTGGCACATCAAGCGCGTTAGCAACTGCGGCGAGTCGTTCATAGCTCGGAACAGACTTATCCCATCTGCCGATGACACCATTACCAAATCCAAGCTGTTTTTCCAGTTTGGATATAGAAGTTTTCTTTTCCTTGCATAGCGCTTTGATTTTATCGAGCATATACGGCACCTAAAAAATTAGACTAAACGCGAAAAAAGTTCTTGACTTTTAGGGCAAACTCTAATATACTTAGAGGCGTGAAGGGTACAAAAAACCTAGCCCCTCACCAAGACGGACTTTCAGAAGATATTTAATTGCCTTGACACGCTTATATTAGACTATCTTCTAACTTCTGTCAAGTAGTATTCGTACGGATTGGAGGGATTTTTTTGATTTATGAGAATGTCAAGCGCCTCTGCGAGAAGCACAAGACGAACATCGCGACCGTAGAAAAGGCGTGCGGCATTGCCAACGGCACAATCGGAAAGTGGGCAGGCAAGGACGCTGCCCCGCGCATCGACACTGTAAAAGCGATTGCCGACTATTTCGGCGTATCGGTCGACTCGCTGCTACAGAAGCCGAGAAAACGGAAGGAACCTTGAGCCTTATAAAAGAGGCTCAGACGGAAAAGGAGGAAACATGAGTAACGAGGAGGCTAACGAGCTGTGGGATGAAATTGGAAAGCGTGCAACCGTTAGAAGTAAGGCTGCGGCTAAAGTTGTGAGGGAAGGAAAGAACATAAGGCTAAAAATAGAAGTCGGCGGAGACGAACTACTTTTACTTTTTGCATATGCAGGATGTTCATTATCCGACGCCAGCGCCGACTGCATCAGAAAGAGGAACTTTACGTGGTACTTGAACTTACGTGAGGAAAAGGGGAAAACATGAACCACATCGATAGCGTGGTAACACTTCCGGTAATACCACGGTATTACCTTTAGGAAATGGAGATGGAAATAGAATAGATAGTATTTCTCTAATCTTAGAAAAAGAAAAAGGAGAGATAGGATGTTAAATCGAGCAACAATTTCGCCGCAAGAAGCGGTAGAGATTCTGCGAGAAAACGGCATGCAGATCGGTGTTGAGGTCCTTAGGCTGGGACTGCAACAGGGCGTTTTCCCGTTTGGTAAGGCGGTAAAAACCGAGAAAGCACCTGTCTACTGGGTTTTCCCGAAGGACCTTAATGCTTGGATTGAGCGGCATTTGAAGGATGGACCCACTAAGAACGGGGAATTTGTGGAGGTACATGATGACTGACGTTGAATATATCCTTGAGGCGAATCACCGGCGCGCAAGAGAGCGCGAACTCGGCGAGCGGTGGGACAAGATTATCCGGCAGCGGAAAAGGAAGTCGGAGCTTTTGAAGGCTTCGGAGGCATTTTGCTTCTCGATTGGCTGCGTCCTTCTGGGCGGCACGGCGACCCTGCTGGGCTTCGGGCTGTTCGAAGCGGCGTTCACGCTTGGCGGCGCGGCGGTGATCTTCTTCGGCGGCGCGGTGCTGTTATGATTTACCCGTGCAAGAAATGCACCCACGATACAGGCAAGTGCCGCTGCCTTGACTGGCAGAGATGGTTCTCCGTTGAGTTTGAGGCAGAAGCGGCGAAGGTGCTTGCTGCGACGCACGCAGAGCCGTTGCCGGCGCCGCCGAAGATATTCTATCGCGAGATTGTTTTCAGTTCGATCTTCACGCAGCTTTGGAGGTAGCTATGACGCAGGCTGAACGGGTTTTGAAGTACATGCGCGACTTCGGCAGCATTACGCAGCTGGAAGCGATTCGGGACATCAGCTGTATGCGTCTGGGCGCGAGGATTTTTGATCTCAAGCGTGAGGGTTACGCGATCAAGAAGGAAACGGAAACGAGCAAGAACCGGTATGGCGAGGATACGAGCTATGCCAGATACAGGTTGGTGGAATGATGAAAGATAAGCAGCAAGCGCAATGTATGTTTGACCGGTTCGGCGCTGAGATTTACGAAGGCGAAGAATACTTCGCCGGAAATGAAGGAAATGTCTTCGTGTGTGATTCTGAGAACTTTGACCCGGGAAATCATGTCATTTGCGATCTGGTAGAGACGATGGGAACAAAGTGGATATTGGAGCGGCTGGGGTATCAGAAGAAGACGTTCTGCCCCGGCTGAGAAGGAGGGAACATGGCGAACTTTGAAACAGGAGTCAGCGGATATATTCAAGTCGAAGCAACGGTTCGTATGTCGTTCCCCGTGGACTTGAAAGGCAATGCGTACATCTGCTGTGATGCCTGCCGGTTTTACCGCCAGAGCGCCAGAAGATGCGCATTGACAGACGAACCGATTTTGTGGGCTGGCAGATATGTTGGGCGGGAATGCCCGTTTGAAAGGATGGATGAAAATGAAGCAATTCAGGCTGCTGCGACCGGATGAGATCGAGTGCCGTGTGGCACAGTGCAACGAAAAGGGCGCGTCGATTCTGCTGTACAAGACGGCAAGAACGGATGCGGACTTGCTTGACGAGACGGTAGGCGCGCAGAACTGGGAGAATGATTTTAAGCTGGTCGATGGCGTTCTGTACGGCGGCATCGGCGTGGACTACAACACAAACGGTCATCCCATTTGGAAATGGGACGCAGGCACAGAGAGCAACACAGAGGCTGAGAAGGGGCGAGCTTCGGACGCATTCAAACGCGCCGGTTTCAAGCACGGCATTGGCAGAGAACTTTACTCTGCACCGTTTATCTGGATTGACGCGACGAAGTGCCAGAGACTTAAAAAGAACGACAAGACGGGTCGCTGGCAATGCTCTGACCAGTTTGACGTGACGGAGATCACCTACGACGAGCAGGAGCGAATCAAAACGCTGACGCTTGCATCGAAGGGAAAGCCGGTCTACACCTTCGGACACGGTGGGAAAGCTGAGACACCGAGCACCCCGCGCCTTGTCTGCGCGGACTGTAAAGGCGAGATCACGCAGATCGTAGAAGGTGGCACACAGTTTACCGCTTTGCAGGTCGCAGAGAAGACGAGAAAGCGCTTTGGCAGGTGCCTTTGCTGGAACTGCGCGAGTAAGGCATGATAGAACTGAACATCGTTGAAGTCTCGTGGAGCGTGGACGCTTCGGGGAGCTGGCTGAAGCTCAAGCCTGAATTTCCGGCGCAAGCCCAGATGGTTGCCGGGGAACTTGACCCACAAAAGAAACACATAGTCACGATCAAGGAATTTCGCAAGAAGCGGAGCCTGGACGCCAACGCTTATTTTCATCTCCTTGTCGGGAAAATCTCGGATGTGACGCACATAGGGTTCGAGGATGTCAAAACGAACCTTGTCACGGAATACGGAACCATTGAACGGGACAACGACGGTATGAAGGTTGGCTTCAAGCTGCCGGTTTCTGTGGATGTCAGCCGGATTTACCGCTATGTAAAGTGCTTCGACACGCGAACCGAGGGTGGCGTAACCTTTAACTGCTATATCGTTTTCAAACAGACCCATTTGATGGATAGCAGGGAAATGTCGCGCTTAATTGAAGGAGCCGTGCAAGAGGCGCAGAACTTAGGTATTGAAACGCTTACGCCGGGAGAACTGGCACGGATGAATTTAGAATGGGGTGAAAAAAACGGAAGAATGGAGACCAGTTAAAGGTTACGAAGGGCTTTATGAAGTGAGCAACTTCGGGGGAGTTCGTTCCGTCGCACGTTGCTTAACAAGGAAGAATGGCCGGACGTTTCACTATTTCGGAAAGGAACTAAAGCAAAATCCAAACAGCAAAGGATATATGCGTGTACCGCTGTCCGACATGGGCGGGCATAAAAAGCGCCATTTTGTACATAGGCTTGTAGCTGATGCATTTGAGTGCCCCGGTAACGGCGATGTCGTAAACCACAAAGATTTTAACCCATTGAACAATCATGCCGACAATCTCGAATACACGACTATTTACGGGAATTATGCTTATTCTGCAAATCATGGGAGGTATGTACGGACAGAAGAATGGCTGTCACGGCTTAAGAGGACATTAGATTCTAAATTTGCAAAGCCGGTAATCGGAAAGAACATAACCACGGGTGAGATAATTCGTTTTTCTGCATTGAATGATTGCAAAAATGCTGGATTCCAGCCAAGCTGCGTAAGTAATTGCTGCAAAGGGAAACGGAGCACCCACAAGGGTTATATATGGAGGTACGATGCGTAGGGAAACGAGCAAAACAAAGATCCCAGAGAAGGTCAAGAAAGCCGTCTGGGAGCGTGACGGAGGGCGCTGCATCGTCTGCCTCCGCCCCGGCAATCCGTGGTGCCACTTCATCCCACGCTCGCAGGGCGGGCTTGGAATCGAGCAGAACATCGTGACGCTTTGCGATAGCTGCCATATGGCATTCGACCAATCACCGAAGCGCAAAAGCCTGAGAGAGTATATCAGGCGGTATCTCAAGATGAAATATCCCGATTGGGATGAAACGAAACTGATTTATAAGAAAGGGATGTAAGCATGGAAGAACACAAATCGTTTGTTTATCTGGATGCAGCTCAGTACAAGGAAATGGTGGAAAAAAGTATGCAGCTTTCGATGCTTGAGAGAGCGTACAAGGAACTGAAATCGTATGAGATTGAGTTTATCCTGAAAACCATCTTCGGGGAGAAGGAGGAAGCATGCTGAACCACATTGTTATTATGGGGCGGCTCACGCGCGACCCGGAACTGAGAAAGACGCAGAGCGGAACGTCCGTTGCATCCTTCACGCTGGCGGTTGACCGCGACCTCACGCCGGAGGGCGGAGAGAAAGAGACGGACTTTATCGACTGCGTCGCCTGGAAGGGAACCGCTGATTTTGTAAGCGGATACTTCTTCAAGGGCAGCATGGCGGTCGTGGACGGACGGCTGCAGCTGCGCGACTGGAAGGACAAGGACGGAAACAAACGCCGGTCTGCGGAGATCGTGGTGAACCGCGTTTATTTCGGCGAAGGGAAGAAATCTTCGGAGCCACAGAACCCGGAAAACCCCGGCGGGTTTACGATGATGGACGACGATTCGGACCCTCCGTTCTAGGGGGGGCTGAGATATGCCGAACAGGATCATCAAAGAAAGCTTATGTGATTCGGAGCGGATCGCGTCTTTGACGGACTTTGAGTTTCGTCTTTGGGTTGGATTGATCACGCAAGCGGACGATGCAGGGCGGGGAGACGCCCGCCCTGCATACATAAAAGGCCACGTTTTCCCATTCAGAGAACGGGTCACTGCAAAGGATATTGAGTCTGCGCTCCACGCGCTGGCGGCAAAAGGCTGCGTTGCCCTCTACACGGTAGGCGGGAAGCCCTACTTTTTGTTCCCAAGCTGGGCAAGACATCAGAGAATCCGAGAATGCAAACCGAAGTTCCCCGGACCGGAAAATGCGGACGCTTGCGGCGATGCGAAGAATTCTGCGGCGAGTTGCGGCGAGTTGCCGCAAGATGCGGCGGATTGCGGCCTTAATCCGAATCCTAATCCGAATCCTAATCCGAATACGAATCTAGGTGTAGACGCGCGCGCGGCGCGCTTCACGCCCCCGAGCGTCGAGGAAGTGGCGGCTTATTGCCGGGAACGGGGAAACGGCGTGGATGCATCGCGCTTTGTCGATTTTTACAGCTCGAAGGGTTGGATGGTCGGCAAAACGAAGATGAAAGACTGGAAAGCCGCTGTGAGGAACTGGGAGCGAAGCAGTGACGCAAAAGCTACGCCTGTCAAGAAGCCGGGATACAACGTGCAGCATCACGACGGCGATCTGAGCGACTTACAGAAAGCGGCGATTCAGCGGATGTTGGGGGAGTAGGCATGATGAAGCAGGGAATCGAGGTTTGGATTGTCATACCGGAACCGCTGCCGATTTACCCCCGGCTCATGCCGAAGCTCAGAACGCCTTTAAGGGCGCGGAAGTATCCGCAGAATATGCAGAACAAGACGTTTTACCTCGTCAGCGTCCGGGACCCGGAGGACGGGCGGCGGAAGATTATCACCGTCCGGGAACCGGAATGCTGGGAGGCGGAAGTGACGGTGCAGGTCAGGAGGAAGACATGATCAGGCTAAAATACGCCGGACCATGCGGCAGGGATTGCCCGCGACGCGAACCGGGCTGTGGGGCTACCTGCGAAGCGTGGCTTGCCTATGAGGCTGAACGGAACGCGGGCTACGACAAACGCGCCAGAATCGTCGACATAAGCCAGATGACCGATGGCGGGGCGAGAAACTGCCGGAGAGCGGCAAGAGGGAAACGGAAAATAGGAGGGGCGATGTGATAAAAGGGGTATACAAACTCACAGTAAGCGGGATAGACGGAAATGGCTATCAGTACATATCAGGCATGCTTGAGCCTGAACGGCTTGACTCTAACGGCTTTCGTGTCGGCAAAGCGTTCAGCGTCGATATTTACCACAGCAAAAACGAATCGTCTCTTTGGACGTTCCAGTGGGTCGGCGGGGCGCCGCGCAACTGGACGCACATAAAAACATTCCGTGACGAGATCATAGGCGAGAACGAAGTTCCCGCCCTGCTCAAAAAATACGGTCTGATATCGGAGGAGGACACGCTATGACAGACAAGGAAATTATACAGGCGCTGCGGTGCACGTCTACACCGGGCGGCCCGCAAGAAGACTGCACGGGCTGCACGTACTACCGGAAAGAACAACTGGACGCGGAACTGAAAGAAAAACTGGGAGTGGACACATGGCCAAGCTGCGATGTTAACAAGGTTGGAATGGACGCAGCCGACATCATTGAGCGCCTGACCGCCGAGAGCGCAGATCTGCGAAAAGAAATCGAGTGGAAGGACATGGTGATTGCCCTCGCCCAGAAGGAGCAGGCAAAGGCAGAAGCCGAGAGGGACGCTATAATCGAGCAAATAAAAGAGCGGCATGACTGCCTGGACTGCAAGCATAACGATTTTTGCGAATTTGACGGTGCGGACGATGCGATTGTCTTTGACTGCATGAACTGCATGAAGGAAGAATGCCCATGCAACGAATGCTGCGATTCCAGCCGCTGGGAATGGCGCGGATTGCCGGAAGCGCCGGAGGAAGGAGAAAAGGCATGAGCAAAATCAAAAAGGTAGGATTTGGGTATACGGTGCCGAAAGAACGGTACCAGGAAGCCGCGGAGAATATCCAAAAGCTTGGCGCTATGTACGCAGAGTACCTGCGGAAGAAAAATTTCGATGGGCTTGGAGAGCAAGATGCGCAAGAGCTCATGGCCGACATCCTGCTTGCCTGCACTGCGCTGCTCTATGTCGCAGAATTTGCGGCAGATAAATGCCATATGGTGCCGCTGCCGGGAAAGGATGGAAAAGCATGAAGATTTACATCGCCGGTAAAATCACGGGCGATCAGGGGTGTCAGGCGAAATTTCAAAGGGCGGCAGTGGGGTTGCGGATGTGTGGGAACATCGTGCTGAATCCGGCGGAGCTGCCGGAGGGGATGGAGGCTGCGGACTATATGCGCATTTGTATGGCGATGATCGACGTGGCGGACGCGGTTGTTTTCCTGCCGGACGCGAAGGACAGCGCAGGCGCGCGCCTTGAGAAAGCATATTGTGAATACGTCGGGAAGGAGATGGAATTTTGGAACGGTTAACGTTTGAGGGCAATTTCTGCGACATCGCGCAGTGCCGCGAGTTGCCGTGCCCGTATGACGGAAACTGCACGCAGAAGCAGGTATGGGAAAGGCTCAAAGCATATGAAGATTCTAGATTATCCCCACAGGCGTGCGCAGAGGCTCGGGAAATCGAGGAAACGCTTTCCGGCTATGATTACTCCATCTCACGAATGGTGGAGCTGATGAAAGCGGATGTTGAGGGGCTCGTCCTGATTCTGCCGTGCGCACCGGATGCGATTTACTGGGAGAAGGTAAGCGGAATTCTGGCACAGTCTCGCTTTGAAGGTCTGCACGTCTACGAGGATGGCACGATTAAGTACGCTGGTTACGGCATGGAAATCTGCGCAGAGGACATCGGTAAGACCGTATTTTTGAGCCGCGAAGAAGCCGAGAAAGCTTTGCAGGAAATGGAGGGCAAGAAGGATGGCAACGAAACGAGTATGTGACCGATGCGGGGCGGAGATAAACCCCACAAGCTCTGCGACGTATGTAAACATACGAAGCGCGTTCCATGAGGAATCACCTGATATTGAGCTTTGCTGCTCCTGCGCGATGCAAATCAAAGAATGGCTTAAGTCGCGTGTAGAGGAGGGCAAGAAGGATGACTGAAAAGTATATCAGCAGCGCGTGGCTGCTTGAAACGATAGAAGATTACAAGAACATCAGCTGCTGGAATACCGATGTCTTGGATGCAGAAACGATCACGCGTGTGCTGGAGGTCGTGGAAAACAAAGTAAAAGGCGCACCGAGTATCGGACCGCGCAAGCTGGGAAACAAGCTTCTTGCAGCAAAAAACATCGCGCTGGAAGTGCATCTAAAGATGGTAAAAGACCATATAGAAGATGCAGAAGGAAGATACAGGCGGCACGAAAGTACCAACAACCTAATGATGATGAGCTTTTGCAAAGGGTATATCACGGCGATGTGTGAAACAAGGTCGATGCTGGAAAGGATGGTAAGCGATGGGTCAACATAAGCACAACCCGACCGCCATTGCGGCGGCAAAAGGCGAGCTGCCGCCGAAGAAGCGGGAGCAGCGGCTGACCAAACGGCAGGCAGAAAGGCTCTTGCGGCTGAAAATTATACGAACAATCGACCCATTCCACGCCTTGCCGGATGGGATGGACGAAGTTATTGCAGGAGGTATGCTTTATGGCTGATTTTATCCGGCGCGAGGATGCGTTGAAAGTTCTATGCAACAACTATGCTTACGCAGCGATGGACGTTATCAAGAGACTGCCCGCCGCCGACGTTGCGGAGGTGGTGCGTTGCAAATACTGTAGACACCTTGGGGCACCCCTTTCTGGCGGATGCTACGATTGCAAAAAATATATGCTGCCGTATTGCAGACCTGATGATTTTTGCAGCCACGGCGAGTATCAGACAAATACAGGAGGTAGCAATAATGTGGCTGATTGATGCGAACCGGCTATACGACGCAGCAGAAGAAAAGTACATGGAAGATCGGAGCAAAACCGAGAATGTTATCACGCGCGTAATGTTGAGCCAAGCGCGACAGAAAATTCAGGAGCTGATTGCATATGCACCCTCGGTAGACGCTGAACCGGTCGTGCGTTGCCAAGATTGCAAGAATTTCCGTCGGAACGAAGAAAATGACCCGTACTGCGCAGATCGGAGAGGGCTTTCAGACCCGGAGCCTGACGGGTATTGCAGCTACGGAGAACGGAGGGAAGAATGAACATTACACTTTTGAAATATCCAACCGATGAGGACTGGGCGCTTGCAAAACAGTGCGCTTTGGTTACCATCGGCAAAGAGATGAAAACAGCACCGGACATGGAGTGGAAACACGCCATTCTCCGGGCGCGGCATAGCCCCATTCGGACGTTACAGTTTGCGTTTTATCTTGAGGGCGTGCCGTACTGGGTAAGCACTCATTTAGCCCGCCACGTCCACGCACAGCCGTTTATCCGCAGCCAGCGCAACGACCGGCAGGACGAATACGATCGGAACGCAGCGCGGCAGGACGCGCCGGTAGACATGATCTGGTACATGAATGCCGAAGAGCTGATGACCATTGCAGAAAAGCGGCTTTGCAGGCTGGCGGCAAAGGAGACGCGCGAGGCTGTGAAAATGATGTGCTGCCTTGTAATCGACAAATTGCCGGAGTTCAAGGGGCTGTTTGCAGCACATTGCGCGAAATACGGTGATTGCGACGAGATGAAGCCGTGCGAGACCGGAAGGAGGCTGCAAGGTGGGAACAATTCTTGCGATTGACCCCGGCAACATTCAATCCGGCTATGTGCTGGTGGAGCACGACGGGAAGGAAATCCGGAAGGTGCTGGACGTTGGTAAAGTTCCGAACGGGAAGATATTCCCCGTTCTCTGCCGGGAGTATCAGCACCTGGCAATCGAAATGGTTGCCGGAATGGGTATGCCGGTCGGGCAGGAAGTGTTCGACACCTGCTTTTGGATCGGGCGATTTTGGGAATATGCCGAGCTTTTCCAGCGGTGCTACCAGATACAGAAGATCTTCCGCCGGGAAGAAAAGCTTTACTTATGTGGCAGAGCGTCGGCGAAGGATGCGAACATCAGACAAGCCCTCGTCGACCGCTACGCGCCCGGCCAGCCGAATTATGGGAAAGGAACAAAGAAGAACCCCGGTTTCTTTTACGGGTTCGCAGCGGATATGTGGGCGGCGATGGCGGTGGCAGTGACGTATTTTGATAAGTACATAAGGGGGATACAGCTATGAGTGCAATGAACGATCTGGCAAAGCGTATTCGCAGAAGCAACAAGGCTTATTTTGCCGCCGGTATGGAGGCAGGAAAGCAGAAGGTGGTAGATCTTTTCTTTGTGGCGGCGCATGAACTGGGCATGCTCAAAAGCCCGGCGAAGGCAAAGGAACTTCTGGACAAAATGGAGCAGCTTGACGCAGAATACGGCGTGGCATGGCTGGGCAAGAAGGAATCCGACGATGCAATTCACCGGCTTGACTCGAGTCTTAAGAAGCTCTGCGGTCCGTTCTTTCAGCCGTTTTTCGAACGGAACGATACAATCAAGGATTGGTGGGAAAAATGAAAATTGTTTTAGATTTGTTGGCGTTCATGCCCACAAGGGCGCATGAATACGATGCGGGGTTAGACCTGTATTCGGCGAGCGACGACGTTTACATCTATCCCGGAGAAAGCGAATTGTTTGATACCGGCGTGCATGTCCAGCTGCCCAAAAACACCGTGGGATTTCTCAAGAGCAAAAGCGGTCTGAACGTCAAGCACGGAATCACAAGCGAAGGGGTCATAGACGTCGGCTACACCGGAAGCATCATGGTCAAGCTCTACAACCACGGAAGCAAGCCTTACAAGGTCTGTAGGGGCGATAAGATCTCGCAGCTTGTTATACTGCCCTGTATCCTTCCGGAGCTGGAAGTGGTCAGCTCACTCGAGAAGACGGAACGCGAGGACAATGGGTTCGGGAGTTCGGGGAGATAGGGGGCTGATGTAAACGGAGAACAAGGCAAGCGTGTTCCCGGAGAGGCTGAGAAAGCTGAGAGAACGAAAAAGAATAAAACGATACGTTCTAAGCGAGCGATGCGGTTTGTCAAGACCGATGGTAGGAATGTACGAGCGCGGAGAAGCGGAACCCACATTGTCTGTGTTACTATGCTTTTCTGAAATATTCGACGTATCGCTTGATTATCTTGCTGGGAACGAAAAGTAATAGTTTTTGAAAGTATATTTTCAAAATAGCCCTAAAAATACGGTAAAATGGAAGCGTAGAGGTATATTCTCTGCGCTTTCATCCTTTTCAACGGCTACGCAGCGTACTGCGGAACCTCCTTTTTCTTAGCTCCACCGGACACCGCAATCCGGTGGAGCGTGAAAAGGAAGATTGGAAGGGTGAATAAGGAGGGATGAAATGGAAGTAAAGAGCTTGAAATTAGATAGCATTACGCCTTATGGGAAGAATGCAAAGAAACACGATAAACGGCAGATCAACAACGTTGCTGAGAGCATCAAGCAGTACGGCTTTGTTCAGCCGATTGTAGTTGACCGGGACGGTGTGATTGTAATCGGTCACTGCCGCGCTCTGGCGGCAAAGAAGCTGGGTATGGAAGAAGTGCCGTGCGTCTGTGTGGATGATCTGACACCGGAGCAGGTGAACGCTCTGCGGCTGGTAGATAACAAGAGCAACGAGAGCGACTGGGACTTTGACCTGCTGTCGGTCGAACTGCCGGGGCTTGACCTGTCGGCTTTTGACTTTGACTGGGGACTTCGCGACGAGCTGAACGATTCCGTTGTGGAGGATGATTATGACCCTGTTCTTCCAGCAGAGCCTAAGAGCAGACTTGGCGATGTATATCAGATTGGAGATCATCGCCTTATGTGCGGGGATAGCACGTCTTTGGCAGACGTACAGAAGCTCGTAGGGGGGGCACAGATGGACTTGCTTCTCACGGACCCGCCGTACAATGTGGACTATCAGGGCACCGCCGGGAAGATTAAGAACGACAATATGGAGGATACGGCATTTAGACGGTTCCTGACGGATGCCTTCTCCAATGCGGCGATGGTCATGAAACCGGGTGCGCCGTTCTACATCTGGCACGCAGACAGTGAAGGGTATAACTTTCGCGGTGCGTGTAAAGACGCGATGCTGCGCGTCAGGCAGTGCCTGATCTGGGTGAAAAACTCCCTTGTGATGGGGAGACAAGATTTCCAGTGGAAGCATGAACCTTGCCTCTATGGCGAGAGCGAAATCGAAGAGGAAGGGCATGAACCGTGCCTTTACGGATGGACGGAAGGCAAGAAGCATTACTTCTTCAAAAACCGAAAGCAGACAACGGTGCTTAATTTTGATAAGCCGGTAAAGTCTGCAGAGCATCCGACTATGAAGCCGATTAAGCTGTTTGATTACCAGATGCAGTGTTCCAGCAAGCCGGGAGAGAATGTTCTTGACCTGTTCGCTGGCTCTGGCACAACGATCATGGCAGCGGAGCAGAACGGGAGACACGCGTACTGCATGGAGTTTGACCCAAAGTATGCCGATGTAATCATTGATCGTTGGGAGAAGTTCACAGGAGAAAAGGCGGTGCTTCTGAGTGACGGTTGAAGAAGCACAGGGAATTATTGACAAAACAGACAGCCCGTATTTGAAGCGGGACATGGAGAAGTTTATCAAACGCCAGAGGAGAAAGGATGGCGCGTATGGCACGACCAAAAAAGGAAATAGATCAGAAGCAGTTCGAGGCACTGTGCGGGCTTCAATGTACCCTTCTGGAAATCTGCGACGCGCTTGATGTAAGCGATAAAACCTTAGACGGATGGTGTAAGAGAACTTATGGGGAGCATTTCTCCGAAGTATTCGCAAAAAAGAGGGGTAAAGGGAAAATATCACTGCGAAGAATGCAGTGGAGGCTTGCTGAAAAGAATGCGTCTATGGCTATCTGGCTCGGGAAACAGTACCTCGATCAGAAAGACGTTGTGGAGCAAAACATCAACACAGAGTGCGTCAAGGTGATACTTGATGTCTGACATCCGCCTGTCTGAAAAAATAGGCTCTGCGTTCTACGGTGTGGCGCGTGACGTGTTTCAGCACGGTCACACGCACTACGATTTTAGTGGCGGGCGTGGGTCGTTGAAGTCCTCCACTGTGTCTGTACTCGTTCCCCTGCTGCTGATAAACAACCCAAACACACACGCGCTGGTGCTGCGTAAGGTGGCAAATACCATTCGTGACAGCGTGTACGCGCAGTACATATGGGCAATCGGAGAGCTTGGCATGGCGGCATATTGGGAAGCAAAGGTTTCCCCGATGGAGCTGATTTATAAACCTACAGGCCAGAAGATCATGTTCCGGGGTGCGGACGACCCAATGAAAATCAAGTCCATTAAGGTACCGTTTGGTTATATCGCTGTTACGCACTTTGAGGAAAAAGACCAGTTTGCCGGACGCGCGGAAATCCGAACCATTTTGCAGTCGACCATGCGCGGCGGCTCTAAATTCTGGAACTTTGAGAGCTATAACCCGCCGATCAGCCGGGACAACTGGGCAAACAAAGACAGCTTGGAAGAACGCGCGGACAGGCTGTGCCACAAGTCAACATATCTGCAAGCACCGCCAGAGTGGCTGGGGCAGCAGTTTATTGACGAGGCTGAACACCTGAAAGCCACTGACGAGCGGGCGTATCAGCATGAATACCTCGGTATCCCGGTTGGGACCGGCGGCAATGTGTTTGACAGGCTCGAACTTCGGGAGATCACGGACGAAGAAGTTTCCAGATTCGATAAAATCTATCAGGGCGTGGATTTCGGATGGTTTCCAGACCCATTTGCATTTATCCGGCTGCATTACGACAAAGCAAGGGAAACAATCTACCTGCTTGACGAGATATACCAGAATAAGCTTTCGAACGAGCAGAGCGCGACGATAATCAAACAGCGAGGATATGGAAATGTGCGCGTCATCTGTGACAGCGCGGAGCCAAAGAGCGTGGCTGACCTACGGGCAATGGGATTACCTGCGTATGAAACTGTCAAGGGGCCCGGCTCGGTCGAATACGGTATGAAGTTCTTGCAGAGAAGAACGATTGTCATTGATAGAAAACGAACGCCACATGCCTACGATGAGTTCGTGGGCTACGAATATGAAAGAAACAAAGACGGCGATATAATCAGCGGATACCCGGACGCGAACAATCATCTGATTGACGCGACGCGGTACGCCTTAGAGCCTGTGAGCCGTAGAATGGGAGTTATTGCATGACGGTTATCGATAAATTAAAGGAACTCGGGTATACGACAATCCCAGAGGAATTCTATACATACGTGTCCCTTTGGAAGTCGTGGTACGTCGGCAAAGTCAAGGGGTTCCATCAGTACCGGCGATATAACGGGCATAAGTGGACAAAGTGCAACCGTGCAAGCCTCGGTATGGCGAAAAAGGTTTGTGAGGACTGGGCAAACCTCTTGATGAATGAGAAAGTCCAGATCACACTTGAGGGGCAGAAGGAACAGGCGTTCGTTGATAGCGTCCTGATGGAGAACAACTTCACGGTCAAGGCAAACGAAATGCAGGAAATGAAATCTGCACTCGGAACTGTAGCATATATCCCTCGTGTGGTCGGTCAAGCGGTCAACGAGAGCGGAGAGACCGTTCCGGGCGATGTTTCCGGTATCGCTCTTGACTATGTGACCATTGAGCACATTTTCCCGCTGGCTTGGCAGAATGGCTTTATTTCAGAGTGTGCTTTTGACAGCGTGGTCACACGGGCTGGAAAAAACTATCTGTATTTGCAGATTCACCGGAAAGACGAAAACGGACTTTACGTCATCGAGAACAGCATTTACAGATACGAAAACGAAACGCTTGCCGACGCACTGCTCACCGATGTTCCGGGCTTTGAGCGAATCCCACCTGTGGTACATACGGGAAGCGACAAGAGGCAGTTCGTCATCGACAGACCGAACATCGCAAACAATCTTGACTATCTGCTTCCGGTTGGCATCCCTGTGTATGCAAATGCAATCGACGTTCTGCGCGGCGTTGACTGTGCCTATGACTGCTACGTCAACGAGTTCGAAAACGGCCCGATGATGATGATGGTCAAAATGCCCGCCACAAGGTGGGAAGACGATGAACCGACGCTTGATGACAATGACCGGCGTTTCTATCTGCTTCCGGAGGATACGCAGCAAGGGAACGTTGTAGAGACAATTTCCCCGACGCTGAGAACCGAGCAGCTGAATGTAGGACTTCAAGACCAACTGAACGTACTGTCCAGTAAGTGCGGCTTCGGCGAGACCTATTACCGTTTCGACGGCGGCAGCGTCGCGACAGCAACACAGGTGATCAGCGAAAACTCCACCATGTTCCGCACCATTAAGAAACATGAAATTGTGCTGGAACAAGCGCTAGTGGAGCTGTGCCGCATTCTGCTTCGGTTGGGAAACACGGCTATGAACGCCGGGGTGAATGAAGACGTGGAAATCTCTATAGATTTCGATGACAGCATCATAGAGGACAAAGCTACCGATTTCTCCCGCGATATGCAGCTTCTCAGCGCAGGCATCATGAACGACTGGGAGTTCCGCATGAAGTGGATGAACGAGGACGAGGCGACCGCAAAGGCGGCGCTGCCGAAGGCACAGGACATGGTAACGGAACAGCAACAGGAGGTCGAGTAATGGGTGGTAGAGGTGGAGCCGGTGGAAGCGTAGCGGCGATTCCAACCAGTGAAAGAGTGAGGATTAAATATAGTGAGTATGTGCAGAAATATGCAGACGAGAGTAGAAAAGTGCCTGAATCATACGATAAAGGCACAAAAACAATCGAGGTGGATATAAATCCGCGCATATACGAGATGGCAAAAATGATCCCAGACGAGGTTTATAGAAAATGGGCGGATCATAATTACGAAGGTGGCCTAAAAGAACTATCTCAATACGGTGAAGGATACCGCGCAACGTGCGCAAAGGAAATTTACAAGTCTTTTACATCCGACTTGTCGCGTCGTCGGCTGCAGCAAGGGAATACAGCTTCAATCTTTTCGTATACGAATTTGTCTGTGCTTGGGAACGGAAAGGCAGTTAGTAAAAGTGATGAAAGATGGATGAGGAAAGCACTTAAAATGGCTGTTTATGGAAAGAAATGATCAACTTTGAAAATCTCGACAAGTTCACATTCCCCGGCGTTGGAAAGTACGATATTCCGCAGATCGAGCCGGTCAAGGCGTACCCACAAGGGGAATTTATTCCGGGGAACTATCTTCTTTCGGAAAAGAACCCAGAAGATAAAATCGTGCATTTCTTTGTGGATGATTATCAGTTTGTAAGGCACTGGAACATGCCGGATAAGTACATATCAAAGCTGCAGAAGTTTGCGGCGGTATGCGCGCCGGACTTCTCTACATATACAGATATGCCGCTTGCAATGCAGATCTATAACCATTATCGCAAGCACTGGCTGTCGGCATATTGGCAGCTACACGGGGTAACGGTGTATCCGACTATCTCATGGAGCGACGAAAGTAGCTATGGTTGGTGCTTTGACGGCGAGCCGGAGGGCGGCGTTGTGGCGGTATCCTCGGTTGGGACGCAGGCAAACAAAGAGAGCAAGCGCCTGTTTCTGCGCGGCTACGAGGAAATGATGAAACGCCTATCGCCTGAATGGGTGATATTTTACGGAAAAGTTCCGGAAGAATGTGACTGGAACGTGATACGGGTAAAACCGCATTACGACGATATTGTGAAACGGAGGAAAGCAAATGAAATATCCGTTTCATCCGGAACTGCTTGACGCGCTGCCGGAAGAACTGGCAGAACTGTTCCGAGGTTTGGAAGACACGCTCCTCGATGAAATATGCAGTAGGCTTGCGCTAAAAGACCAGCTGAACGAAGTGACTGTTCAGGCAATCCGGGCGCTTCGTTCGCACGGCATCGACACGAAGGAGATTGAAAAAGCAATCCGAAAGACCTCTGGAATCAGCGAGAAGAAGCTCAAGGAGCTTTTCGACGATGTTATTGCCAGAAACCAGAAGTATTACACATCGGTTATTGACATGGCAGGGCTGACACAGCCTGAAACGCTGGTGAGCGTAGAAGACACGTGGGCGGTTTACGAACAAACTCGGCAAACGTTGCGAAATATCACGCAGTCTATGGGCTTTCTGGTAAACAATGGGTGGACTAGGCTCCCGCCTGCGCGTGCATATCAGTGGGCGTTGGATTCAGCTGTTATGCAGATCCAGAGCGGGGCTATCAGCTACAATCAGGCAATTAAGTCTGCGGTGCAACGGCTTGCAGGTGGACTGAAAGTCGTGAACTACGAAAGCGGACACGTTGACAACATCGACGTTGCTGTTCGGAGAGCTGTCATGACCGGCGTGAATCAGATCTGCGACCAGTACACGAACCAAAGCGCAGAATACCTAGAAACGCGATACTTTGAAGTGTCTGCGCACTCTGGGGCGCGGGACAAGCCGGGTGCTTCGCCGTGGTCGAGCCACAAGGACTGGCAAGGGAAAGTCTATTACCAGAGCGAAAGCGGCGAACCTGACCCGCTGGGGCTTTACGATGACCTTGTGGAAACGACCGGTTACGGATATGTTGACGGTCTGACAGGTGCAAACTGTAGGCATCACAAATACCCGTTTATTCCGGGAGTTTCGGAGCGGACTTACACCGACGAACAGCTTGAGCATATCGATGATGGTCTTGGCTGCACGTTTGACGGAAAGACTTACACAGCCTATGAAGCGACGCAGATGCAGCGCCGCATAGAACGTCAAATCCGCGCGCAGAAAAAGCTTAGAAACGCATACAAAGAAGCTGGGCTTTCCGAGGACGCGACCGCCGCAAACGTAAAGCTTTGGCGTCTGAACGATGAATATAGTAGGTTCAGCAAAGCGGCAGGGCTACCGGAACAGCCGGAACGATTGAATGTGCTATATACAGATGCAAAATCCGAGGCTGAAGCGGGCGCGGCGAAAGCGGAAAAACCAGTCATTCGGCTACAAAAAACACTTGATGTGAAATCTGAGATCGTGAACGGTATTGTCCCGAAAGGCTCAGAGATAAGCTCTATTCGTGAAATAGCCGGAGGAAATTCTGACAAACAACTGAGGGTGGCGAAATTCCTTTCTAAAAACTACGGCGGAGAGCCGTTGCAATGGCGGAAAATGGGCGGTATAATACAAACGGACAATTTCCGGTATGATGTTCACTGGTTTGAACGTAATGGGGAACATTTTGAAGAGAAGCTGAAAGAGGTGAAGAAGAAATGAAGGTGAGATACAAAGGGCATACGTTTGGCGGAGGGGTTCTCGGGCTGACAAATGGAAATGTCTATGAATGCACGGGAGTTGAATATGATCTGCTACGCATTATCGATGACGAAGGAGAGGATTACCTTTATTCCGCTTCCGCCCCCGCACCGCTCAATGGTAAAACACCGCCTGGGAAATGGGAAATCGTCGAAGATGATGAGAACGGTACGCTTGCGAGACTTCTTGAAGGTGACTGATATGATTGACGAAAAGTTAAAAACAGCCATTGAGAGGGCGCTTGCGGCTGGTTTCCGCGTAGAACTCCTACGGGATAAGGAAGGAAATATCATTGTGCAGACAATTCAGCGAAAACGGCTGAAAACTGAATAGATTCCCACGGCGTAAATGTTCGCCGGGAAGGGCTGAATGGAGCCAACTGACTACGATTTGTTGTCGGTTGGCTCTTTTTATTTATCAACACTGTCCGACAGGACGTTAAACAAGGAGATTTTTATGGCAGAAGAAACCAACGTGCAGGGCACGGAAAACACTGCGCAAGAGCAGGAAAAAACGTTTACTCAGGCTGACGTTGACAAGATGATTCAGTCGAGGCTTGACAGAGAACGGAAGAAATACCCCAGCGAGGAAGAGATCACCGCATACCGGACATGGAAAGACAGCCAGCAGACCGAACAGGAACGGCAGGCAAAGCAGGCAAAAGACCTTGCAGACAGTAAGGCGGCACTGACTGCATTGCAGGCTGAAGCCGAACAGCTCAAACGGGACAAATACGTCCTGAGCAAGGGCTTGAGTGGCGAGGACGCTGAGTTTATCGCATTCAAGGCTACAAAGATGGTCACTGACAAGATCACGTTCGAACAGGCTGTCGACGAGCTTACAGCGAATCGCAAGAAGGCGACGTTTGACTGGACAGCACCGGCAGGCGGTGGAACCAAAGAAACAAACATGAACAGCACGATGAACGCCCTGATTCGGGGCGCTCTGAAATAACGAAAGGAGAATCATATGCCGAATATTATTGACAGAAATGCACTTTCCGGGCTTATCCCGGAACCCGTAACCCGTGAGATCATGCAGGGCGCTATCGCGGAATCCGCAGTCCTTCGCATGGGTAAGAGACTGGCGAATATGTCCAGCAAGACGCAGACCATCAACGTCCTCGACGCGCTTCCCTCTGCGTACTTCGTCAACGGCGAAGCAACCGATACCGGAGCCGGAGAGGCTTTCAAGCAGACCACGAAGATGGCGTGGGACAAGAAGAAAATCCATGCCGAGGAAATCGCGGTTATCGTCCCCATCCCCGAAGCAGCACTGGATGACGCAGATTATGACATCTGGGGCGAGGTAAGACCCAGACTGACCGAAGCTTTCGGCAAGGTAATTGACGCTGCCATCCTGTTTGGCACGAACAAGCCCACCACGTGGCGCGATGGCGTCGTTCCTTCCGCTATCGCTGCTGGTAACGGAGTTGCGGCAAGCTCTGATGTATTTACCGACATCATGGGCGAAGGCGGTCTTATCGCGAAGGTAGAACTTGACGGCTTCAACCCGAACGGCGTTATGGCCGCAATCCAGATGCGCGGCAAGCTGCGCGGGCTGAAGGACACGACCGGTCAGCCCATCTTCAAGTCCGACATGCAGGGCGCAACGCGCTATGGTTTGGATGGTATGGATATGTACTTCCCGATGAACGGCGCATTTGACCCGGCACAGGCACAGATGATCGTCGGTGACTGGACGCAGCTGGTATACGCCATCCGTCAGGACATGACCTTTAAGATCTTCACCGAGGGTGTCATTCAGGACCCGAGCACGAAGGCAATCACCTACAACCTCATGCAGAACGATATGGTCGCTCTCCGTGCGGTCATGCGTCTCGGCTGGGAAATCGCAAACCCGGTCAACGCTTACAACGTTGACATTGCCAACCCGTTCCCGTTCTCTGTTTATGGAAAGGCTGGCACAGTATCTACGGTGACTGTATCCCCTGCTACTGCAACCGTGAAAAAGGGAGCGAGCAAGGCGTTTGCGGCTTCTGTTGCTGGTGAAGGCATCGTGAGCGGCGATGTCGAGTGGAGCCAGAGCGGCGCGAAGTCTTCCATTTCGGAAAACGGTATCCTGACGGTCGCTTCCAACGAGACGTCCGCGAGCATTACCGTTACCGCAAAGTCCAAGCAGGACAGCACGAAGACCGGAACGGCCACTGTGACGGTAGGTTCGTAACAGAAAGGAGCTGGCGCAATGATATACGCCGATTATGAGTACTACTGCGATATCTACAAGGGAACGGTAGACGCTGACAGCTTTTGCAGATTGGCGACACGCGCCAGTTCCTTCCTTGACTACTACACGCAAAATCGAGTAAAGGATTTTGCGGAGCTGGATGCTGTGAAAATGTGCTGCTGTGCCTTAGTCGACCAGTATATGCTGATCGACACGGCACAGGAGCTTGCCAGAAAGAATGTATCCGCCGGGCTTGCATCTGACGAAGGAGAATTGCAGAGCGAGACTGTAGGCGGCTATTCCCGGACGCTTCGCAGCGGCGGCGATTCTTCCGTAGCTGCATTGAAAGCGGCTTCCGAGGCGAAGAACGCCCTTGCAAGCGTAGCGCGTGAATATCTAGCCCATACCGGGCTTCTTTACAGAGGCAGGTGTTTTGCATGTACGCCCCCCACACCGTAACAATCTACAACGTCACGCAGGAGCAAGACCAGGATTTCAATGACACGCAGAAAAGCTATATCACAGTGATTCGCGGTGTGATGCTGCAAGCGTCTAAGGCCGTCAACGTCCGCGAGAGCGGGCTTGAGGGAGCGGATGCAGTAAATCTCTACGTTCCGTTTGCTTCTCTGGCTGTGGACGGCGTGACGGGTCAAGAGAAGCGATACGTCGGGCCGCAGGAGTTTTGGCGTGCGGCGGACAAGAGCGGGATATGGACGCTCTCCACGGACGGAAACGGCGGCACGACTTTCTTTGTAAAGGGCGAAGTGGTCGAGCCGGATAAAACCGAACAGATGATCGAGATGCTTTATGATGATGTCTATAAGGTCACAAAGGTCGATATGAAGGACTTCGGAAGCGCGGCCATGCAGCACTTTGAGGTTGGAGGGGCCTGACATGCTGAAATTCAGTGTAAAGGCCGAAGGCTTTGACGCGCTGCAGGAAAAGATCGCGCAGGCCTGTTCCAAAGCAGAGCACGCGCTGGCGGTTCAGGTGCAAAAGGACACAAGCCCGTTTGTACCGTTCCTGACGGGATCTCTGGACCAAAGGACACAGGTCGTCGGTGACTCGATCATCTATCCTGGACCGTATGCACGGTTCCTATACTACGGAAAAGTCATGATAGACCCAGAGACCGGCAGCACTTACGCGCCGAAGGGCGGGACGAAGGTGCTGACCGATAAAAACCTTGTGTTTAACACGTCTGGGCATTCGCAGGCACAATCACATTGGTTCGAAGCGTCCAAGGCTGAAAACCTAGACAAATGGATTCGAGTCGCAGACAAGGCGGTGAAAAATGGACTCTGAGAAGCAAAAGAAACTGGTATCCGCAGAGGAAGAGCAGGACATATCGCGGAAGATGATGGTATGGGCGAATTCCTTTTCAGATGACGATATGCCGGCTGCGACGATCAACTACGAATTCCTCGCCTCTGATTCTGCAAGCATGGCGCTGTCCACGATTCAGGGCACATATATCACGCGGAAATATATCATCGGCGGGCACGAGGCAGAATACCAGTTCAAAATTATCGCCCGCATCTTCCCGGGCAGCAGCAACGACAAGCGTCTGAAAGCCGACGCGGTTTTGAACCGCTTCGGGGATTGGGCAATGCAGAATTATCCGTCTTTGGGTGACGGCATCCGCGTCCGGCGCATGGAAACGGTCAGCAGGGCGGGTATGTTTGCAAGGTATGACGACGGAACAGAAGACCATCAGATCTTGATGAAAATGACATATGAGGTGATTTGAAATGGCAGAAACGACTTTTAACACCACGAGCGGCCAGCCGGTAGACAGAGAATTACTCATCGCGTACCTGAACACGGGTTCCGCGGAATCTCCGGTTTGGTCGCCTTTTGGCACTCGAGTCACGGATTCGAGCATGGAATACGACTGGCAGGAGGATTCCAGCAAGGATATCCTCGGCACGACCAGAACAACAATGAAGAAGCCGATCATTACGCAGAGCTTTGAGCCGTGCGAACTCGACGCGGGCGACGCTGCGCTCACAAAGATTTGGAATCTTGCGGTAAAAGACCAGAACGCCGCAGCTCTTGCGAATCAGGATGTGCTAATCGTCCACCACTACGCAGGCACGGCCAAGACAGCCGTATTTGCAGAACGGTATGATGCGACGATGGTCAAGCCCTCGAGTCTCGGCGGCGAAGGCGGCGGCTATGTCGGCATGCCTATCGACGTAACGCTTGGCGGCAACAGAACCACGGGCACGGCAGCGGTAGGAACCGGCGGCACGGTCACATTTACGGAAGACGCGGCGTAAGGAGGTGTAGCCCATGTCTGAACTCAGATTTGATACCGGCGTACAGTCTTTTCAGATCAACGGTGGCGTGAGCGTGGAGTTCTGCCCTACGGACAGTGATTTTGCAAAAAAGCTGTGGGACCTGTTTGAAGAGCTGGAATCCCGGCAGCATGAATACGCGAAGCGCACCGAAAACGAGAACGACGCCAAGAAGATTCTCGAACTTGCCAGCCGGTGCGACAAGGAAATTCGCGAGAAAATCGACGCAATCTTCGGAAAGCCAATTTGCGCCGATGTATTCAAAACGAATGTTCTGGCGCTGGGGGAGGGCCTCCCTGTGTGGGCAAACCTGATGCTTTCAGTTCTTGACCAGATGGATACCGGCTTTGATGTCCAAAAAGCAAAAACGAACGCCCGCGTCAAACAGTACACGGAAAGATGGGCGAGAAGAAAGCGCTGATTTACGCGCTTCCGACGTCTGCGGAGATCAACGGGACGACATATCAGATCGAGTCGGACTATAGGGCGGTGCTGGATATCCTCACCGCCCTTGTTGATAACGATCTGGACGAGCAGGAAAAGGCACTTGTTTCATTAGGCATCTTTTATCCGGACTTCGACGAAATGCCCGTAGAAGACTATCAAGAGGCGCTGAATCAGTGCTTCCGTTTTATCGACAGGGGAGAAGAGCGGAAGGAGAAGAAACGCGAACCAGTTCTGATGTCTTGGGAGCAGGATTTTAACATGATCATTGCCCCCATTAACCGCATCGCCGGGTGCGAGGTGCGGGCCCTCGAGTATGTCCACTGGTGGACGTTTCTTTCGTGGTACAGCGAGATTGGGGACTGCTTCTTTGCGCAGGTGGTTCGCATCCGCGACAAAAAAGCACACGGGAAGTCTCTGGACAAGCAGGACAGAGAGTTTTACCGGAGGAACAGGGATGTTATCGACCTGAAAACAACGTACACAGAGGCGGAAAAGGACGTTCTCGCCGCGTGGGGTATTTCAAAATAAGGTGGTGAGAAAATGGCAGATGGCAAAATCGTCGTGCAAGCGGAGATCGACGCGAAGAAGGCACAAAAGGAGCTCGATTCTCTGACAAAGAAAATCGACGGTATGGAAGAAAAGCTGAATAAAAGCACCGGCGAACAAAGCGGCATCAAATCCCAGCTTGACGCGGCGAAGGAGTCCGCGAAGCAGACGGAAACTGCGATCAAGTCCCTTCGATCTGAAGCTGAACGCCTGCGTCAGATCACTTCCGGCGAAGTGTCCGCCTCCCCGGACGCGTATATTTCGGCTTACAGCCGTCAGGCAGAAGTTGCGGCACAGATCAAAGAGCAGGAAGCGCTTCTGCGGCAGCAGGACAAGGACGTTGAGAGCCTTGATAATAAATATGCCCGCATTACCGACAAGGTAAACGAGCAATCAGCGGCGCTGGACACCGCAAAGCAGCGCGCAGCCGAACTGACAAAAGAAATCACTGGCGCGAGTGACGCTTCTGCTCGAATGGAGCTGGCCGCAAAGAAAGTTTCCGACAGCATGAACACGTTCAGCAAGCGTGTTTCCGGGCTTTTTAAGCGCGTTCTTGTGTTCTCTCTGATTACTCGAGCGTTGCAAAGCCTGCGTACATGGCTTGGGAAGACCATCATGCAGAACGAGGAAGCGCGGGCGGCGGTTGCACGGCTCAAGGCGGCGTTTTTGACGCTGGCCCAGCCAATTTTGCAAGTGGTGATACCAGTCTTTGTAAAGCTGGTGAATATCCTCACACAGGTAGTCACGGCGATTGCAAAGTTCTTCGGCATGCTTTCTGGAAAAAGTTGGTCCGCGCAGAAATCCGCTGCGCAAGGACTAAACGAAGAACAAAAGGCTTTAGAGGGTGTCGGCTCAGCAGCAGAGGATGCAAGCAAGAGCATGGCAAGCTTTGACGAGATCAACCAGCTAACCGATAATTCCGCTTCTGCGGCAGGGGGTGGCGCTGGCGGTGCGGCATCAACGGAGATCGCGCCGGACTTTTCGAATCTCGACATGGCAGAGGACAAACTCCACGACATTCTCGGCTTGGTAGGAGCTATCGCAGCAGGGCTTCTGGCATGGAAAATCGCGAGCTTGTTCACGAACGACCTGAGCAAAATTTGGGGCATCGCCCTTGCGGTTGCCGGTGCGTTTGCGCTTGTGTACTTCTGGCTGGATGCTTGGAATAACGGAATTGATTTACAAAACTTTCTCGGGATGCTGGCAGGTCTTGCCGCGCTTGCAGTTGGACTTGCAATCGCCTTCGGACCAATCGCGGCAGGAATTGCGCTCGTTGTAGGCGGTCTTGCCATGCTGGTTGTCGGTATCAAAGACGTTATCGAAAACGGCTTTAATTTGGTGAATACGCTTACGATCATCGCAGGGCTGCTTGCCGCCGGTATCGGCATTTCACTTCTGACTGGTAGTTGGATTCCACTTCTGATTGCAGGTTTCCTCGCTGCGCTGGTTGCGCTTGTGTCCTTCACCGGACATGGAGAAGAACTGATTCAAGGCTTAAAAAATATTATAGACGGTTTCGGGAAGTTCTTCAAGGGCGTATTCACCGGAGACATGAAGCTTGCTGTGGAAGGCATTAAGCAGATCTGGGAAGGAATGAAGCAGACGTGGAACGCGATTGTAAGCTCTATCAAGGATGCGTGGAACATGTTTATCACATGGCTGCAATCCAAGAGCCCGCTGCTCGCATCAATATTTCAAACATACGGAAAATATGTCTCAGATGTATACAAAAACATCAAGGACATCTTGAAGGGTGTCATTGACTTCATTGTTGGCGTATTTACCGGAGACTGGACAAAGGCATGGGAAGGTGTCACCGAGATATTCAAGGGTATCTGGAATAACATTGTTGCCATCATTGAGGCGGCAATTAACTTCATTATCGACGGTATCAACCTTCTGATTTCCGCTTTGAATACCATCCACTTTGAGATTCCAGACTGGGTTCCCATCATCGGCGGCAAGTCCTTCGGCATCAGCATTCCGCTCGTCAGTCAGGTTGAGCTTCCGAGACTGGCAGAAGGCGCGGTCATCCCTCCGAACCGGGAGTTTATGGCGGTGCTGGGCGACCAGAAGAGCGGAACGAACATCGAAACGCCGCTTGAGACAATGGTGCAGGCATTCAAACAGGCTATGAACGAATCCGGCGGACGGTCGCAGACGATCATCTTGCAGCTCAACGGCAGAGAGTTTGCGCGGGCTGTCTATAAGGCGAACAACGAAGAGACGCAGCGTGTAGGCGTAAGGCTGGCGGGGGTGAAGGCATGACGAGTATTTTGACCCTCGACGGCACGGCGTATCCGAACCTGCATGTAACCAGTCTGAAACGCTCTTTCGCGGTTCTGGACGGCGATAATGCGGGGCGCGTGATGACCGGCGCGATGGTGCGCGACATCATCGGCACGTTTTACAACTACAGTGTAGAGCTTGACCCGGTTGGAACTGACCCGGCGGAATATGACAGGTTCTATGAAGCAATCTCCGCGCCTGTCGACAGCCATTCCCTCACCGTTCCGTATGCACAAGGGACATTGACCTTCGAGGCGTATGTGGCAAACGGAGACGATGAGCTTTTGACGGCTTACGGGCAGAGGAACGAATGGGGAAACCTTACATTTAATTTTGTCGCGATGAAGCCGAAGAGGACCCCGCTATGAGCGTAAAAGTTGTGTATGAGGACGTTGCGGTCGGTTCTGCGGCAGCTGCGAGTGTGACAGCAAGCGAGGCTATGGGTATTTCAAAAACCTCGCTGCTGCCCTTCGGGGCATTCGAGGGGCCAGTGGCAACGACAGAGCAGAATCAATGGGTGCTGAACGGAACTAGAAAGCTCAAGCCAAAATCTGAGCCAGTCGGCTTTTGGTCGACACCTCGGAGCGGCGCAGACTGTACCTTCCAAACACCGCCTACCATTGAGATATCCCTGGACGGGCAGTTTACATCCCTCGGCATCTACTTCAAATTTGACGGGGAAACCGGGGACTATTGCAGCGACCTGAATATCACGTGGTACAACGGGACAACGCAGCTGGCCACACAGCAGTTCTTCCCGAACAGCGGAAATTACTTCTGCGAGAAAACTGTGGAACTGTATAACAAAATCAAGATTCAATTCAACAAAACGAATCTGCCAAACCGACCGATCAAGATATCCCTTATCCTTTTCGGCATCGTTCGAGAGTTCGAGCGGCAGGAACTTCGGAGCGTTGAGGCGACCGAAGAACTGAACATCATATCCGACGAGCTGGCGATTAACACGCTGGACTTCACGCTGGACAGCATGGAAGATATTGATTTTATTTTCCAAGAAAAGCAGCCCGTTTATGCGTACAACGGGAAGACGAAAATCGGCACGTTTTACATCGATGAATCTACCCGCGTAAGCAAAAACGTATACAACGTTTCCTGCATCGACGCTTTGGGGATTTTGGATGAAGACCCATTCCCGGCCGTTGTTTATTCTAATGCCAACGCGAAAACGGTTTTAGAAAGCATCCTCGGCGGGTATTTCGTCTTGGAGCTCTCGGAGGAACTACAGACCGAGAAGCTAACAGGATACATTCCTGATTGCACGCGAAGGGAAGCGTTGCAGCAGGTGGCGTTTGCGCTTCGAGCTGTGGTGGACACCAGCGGAACAGGAAACGTGAAGGTATGGAGACTGTCTGAGGAAACACCGACAGTGATTCCTATGAACCGGCTCTACATCGGCGGCGAAGTCAGCCAGTCCGCCATCGTGACCGAGGTAAGAGTTACCGCGCACACGTACAGCACGTCCGGAAGCGGAAGCGATACCGTCAAAGTGGACGGCAAGACCTACTACCACACGGAAGCGGTAACGACCAAGACAAATCCGAACGTCACGGCCTCGACCAAGCCGAACGTCATAGAAGTCAAGGACGCGACGCTGGTAAATACCTCGAACGTTGCAGCGGTGACACAGCACGTCTTTGACTATTATATGCGGCGGCAGACGCACGGCGTTCAGATCGTCATGGACAAGGAGCTTCCCGGGGACTATGTAGACACCACGACACCGTGGGATGACCACATTACCGGGACGATAACGAGCATGACTATTAAACTGAGCGGCATCGCGGCGGCTGAGTGCGACATCGTCGGAATGGGGGCTTCTGCATGAGAATTATGAAAACCTTAATCACCGACCGGACGCAGGCGGACGCTTCCTATGCTGAGAAGCTTTACAAGAAGCTGTGGAGCGACTTCACGGAGCAGGAAAAGGCAGACTTTGAAGCGGGCTTAAAAGGTTCTTACAAAGCGTCTGACCTGAACCGCGTCGGCACGGCGCTTATCACCATCCGTGACCGGCTGAGAACGCACTGTATCGACGTTCCGGCAGAAGTGCGGGAAGATTATGGTTCTGACGAAGTGCTCGACAAAGACATTATGGACGCTTATATCGAATCCGCGAACGCTGTATATGACGCAGTTGTCAATCCTGCCCCGCGCCCTCCGGCAAAAATCAACGAACTAGACTGGGAAGGCGCGAACAACATTGAAAAGACGATTATCGCAGTAGATGATGTGTTGGAGAGCCGGGAGGTTGGCTGGATTTACGCGGACGCGGAACTATACGCAGGAGACATGGGGGGATAACATGAAAGACCGAACTCCAAAATTTCCGGGGCGGGTAAAGCTCAAGCCCGTTGCGGGACAGACAGATACTTACGACATGACACGAGCGGATGACCCGGACGATACCGGAACGCCGTTCAATACGCGCACAATGCTCCAAGATTCCACGGGGCGCTTTCTCCGCTTGCCGTATGCGAACCCGTTTGTCGACGACGCTTTCCGGCATATTCCAGACAGAATTGAGCCCATTGGGACTGTGAAGACCTCTCCGGCGCTGAGTCTGGGCGACGCGTGGCTCCCGTGCGACGGAAGTACGGTGACTTTTGAGCATTATCCGCAGCTGTGCTCCGTGCTTAGGAACACTAGCGGCGCTGTGGAATGGGCTTCGAATACGTTTCTGACCTCTTACGATGTCTCAAATGTCTCAAATGCGGTATATTTTAACGGCCTGTGGTTTATCTGCACACAAGTTGGAAACAACTACAAAATTCTTAAATCAACCACGTTGGAAGGGACGTTTTCGGAAGATGCAACATTCACTGGAAGTGCAACTACATTCGAAGGGATGACTTGCTCGTTAGCTGCGTCTGACCACTATTGCGTATGTGTGTTTTGCACAGGGAAAGACATCAAAATCGCAGTGAGGGAAAAAGAAAACGCGAACTGGACGCAAGTGAATGTTTCGCTTCCTCCCGAACGCAACGGAAGCGGGTTCTACGGTATTGCACAATGTAATGGGAGATTTGGATTCTCGTTTGCAAGATATGAAACCGATGAAAATGATACTGACCATACATATGCGGTGTTTTCTGACACACCGTTGATTCCTGAGAGTTGGGTGTGTTCGCTGATTACAAAAACTCCAAGCACCGTTTGGAACCAGTTTATTGGATATAAGTTCTCGAGCGCCAATGGGAAATGGTTTCTTTCAGCAATTCGAAAAAACATATATAGTGGTGCAACTGGAAAAATAGAACTGTATTTTGCAAACGGAGCAGAAACGAGCTTCAAAAAACTAGAACCGCCAGTTCCGGAAGATGCTGTAAAAAGAATATCTGCGTCAGAAGTTGTGTTTCTGTCTGGCACATATTATTTCTTGGTAACTGTTTATTCTCGGATTGAAGCCAAAGTGTTTTATGACCCGAAATCGACTGTCTATTATTCCCAGAATCTAACGAACTGGGAAGCTAGTGTTATCACGGGAGAAAGCAAACCGGCAACCGCTTGCATGTGTCATGCAGCAGCGACAGATACGATGTTGTTGGTTGCTACACAAACTGATGTCTGGACAACCTCCAGCCCAAATGACGGGTTTAACAAGACCTCTGTACAAGCCAATACCATTTCTGGTGTATCGTTGCACGGCATGACAGCGACAGCGTCTTACAACGGCGGTGTTGCGTACCATGACTATACCTATGATGCGCGAAGTCTTCCTACAATCTCCCTTTCCGATGACACCACCACATTTATCAAGGCAAAGAACGAACTGGACGTATTTGAGGCAGGGGGTGATTAAGTGTTTCAGAAAATCGCGAACGCTTTATCTGTGGAAGTAGAGGGAACTGACCTGACGAAAGCGACGAAGCTTGAGTTTTACGTAAGGCAGGGCTGTTCCTTCTTCCAGTACGAACCTACAGTAGTCGACGAAACGCACCTGCTTGTAAAAATCCCGTATGCAGATGCGATGCGGCTGCAAGCTAGCACTGTTAGATTACAGCTTGCCTTAACGGATGGCGACGGAAACCCGATGGCGGCTGAAATCGTGCAGACGGACGCAAAGCGGTTTTTGAAGGAGGCTGGGTATGATTAGAATGACGCTTTCCCAGCCGGAGATCAAGATGAAGATCGCCCCGGCGAAGGTGGTTTACACGGGAGATAGCAAGCCGTATGAGGGCGTATACGACGTAACGCCGAAGACTTACGAGCCGGTGGTCTTGCCGACCAGAAACCGGCTTTTGTCCCGCGACGTGAACGTCGCAAAGATTCCACAGTACGAAGTATCCAACGCCGCCGGTGGGCTGACGCTCATCATGGGCGACGAGTATATGAACAGTTAGGAGTGAGCATATGGCAAACAAGTACGTAAACAAAATCGTTGTGGGGACGGAGGTAAAGCTCGACCTGTCGGCGGACACCATCGTCCCGAGCGATCTCAAAAAGGGGGTCACCGCGCACGACAAGTCTGGCGCGCCGATTGTGGGCTCGAATGAGTTTGACGTAAACTCGCAGGACGCGACCGCCGCCGTGGCGGAGGTGCTCAAGGATAAGACATTTTACGCGCGAGGCTCGAAACTGACCGGCACTATGCCGGACAACGGCGGCCAGACGCTGGACATCGCCGACAAGGACGAAGAACCGGCCATTCCGATGGGCTTCCACGACGGCTCCGGCAAAGCGCGCATCAAGCCCACGGAAAAGGCAAAGCTTATCCCGGGCAACATCAAGTCCGGAATCTCCATCCTCGGCGTGGTGGGCAGCTACGGCGGCGAGGCGGTCAAGGCACAGGCAAACAAGAACGTCACGCCGAGCTTTTCTGAGCAGGTCGTCACGCCAGACCCCGATTTTGACTATCTGTCGCAGGTGACTGTCGCGGCGATTCCCGTCACCTACACCGACAACGCCGCAGGAGGGCAGACGCTCCAGATCGGAGGCTGAGATGGCAGTCAACAAAGTCGCCCTGAACGGCGAAATCAAGCTGGACCTGACCGCCGATACCGTAACGCCGGAGACACTTCTCAAGGGGAAGACGGCGCACAACGCGGCGGGCGAGCTGATTACAGGAGTGTATGAGCCTATGAACATAAAACAGTACACCGGCACGCTGCTTGCTTCGGGCTGGTCCGAGGACTCGCACGGCTACCAGGCGCAGACGATCACGATCACGGGGCTGAAAGCTTCTTATGACGTTGACCCGCAGTGGGACGTTGCTCTCTCCGGCACGGACCCAGACGCGGACGCTGCACTTTTGGAGGGCTTTGCGGTAATCCACAACTACGTAACTGGCGCGAACTCTTTGACCGCCCAGTGCATCGGCAAAGCGCCGACGGTTAATATCCCCGTGAAGGTGGTGGTCTTCGGATGAGCGGAAGGAGCCCAAGATGGTTTACTGGAATTAAGCCTTCATATGAGGCAAATTTTTCGGATAATACCTGGGAACAGATCATTGCTATCTGCCAGAAAAAGGTTGTCCCCTCAACGTGGAAGATTGGAGATCAGAAGGCGATGATGATTGGCTCCACGGACTATCTGGTTGACATTATCGGTATCAATCACGATGACTATTCCGATGGCTTCGGCAAAGCCCCGTTTACCTTCCAGTTGCACGACTGCTACGGAAAAAACGAAATGGAGGGCAGCAACACAAACAGAAACGGTTGGGCTGGCTGCGCCATGCGGCAAACACATCTTCCTGCCATCTTGGTTCAATTGCCGCTGGAAGTGCAAAATGGCATCCAGAATGTGAATAAACTGACATCTGCGGGCAACAAAAGCACCACCATCGTAACAACGGCAGACAAACTGTTTTTTCCAAGCGATGTGGAAGTGTTTGGTGATGTTGATTCTTCCGCGCCAGGCGAAGGTAAACAATATCAGTATTACAAAGAAAACGGAAGCAAAATAAAAATGCTAGACGGCGCGGAATCCAGATGGTGGACACGTTCCCCGTCTATAAACGGCACCACAAATTTTATCTTCGTATCATCCGCCGGCACTAAGGGAACTATCCGGGGCGGCGCTGCGCTTGGCGTGCCATTTTGCTTCTGCTTCTAGGGGGTGCATCAATGGGAATGTTTTTACGAAGGGGACTTCCCAGCAAATTCATGGTAATTCTGAGCGTCCCTGTTTCTTACAGCAGTACCTATTCCATGTATGCCGTAGTTAACGGCGAAAAACTAACGGATGCTGCAGCACTGACGTTTCCTTCTGGAAGTAAAGTTCCGATCACCATATCATATAAGGCACGAAACAGCCGCGGCAACGTTATTTTGAACGGTGTAACTGCATCAAACGAAAAAGAAGGTACTTACGAATTTGTAGCCACAACAAACACACGCATTTTGTTCGAACAAAAGAAAACATATGACGGAAACGGCAACGTTGTGTGGACACCGACCTGCACCATCACGGAAAATTGATTTAGGGGGTTATTTAATGTACATCACACACAACAATCAAACCTACGCGAACGTCCGGGTATACAGCACCTCCGGCTCGGTCCGGTTTACAGGCGATTCTCTTTCGGGGGTGACAGAGCTGAGCGGCCCCGTCGTGGTCTTCGCGGACAACGGCTTCGAGCTGCGCGTCTACACGCCGGGCAACTTTCTACGGCAGGAGATCACGGACGGCAGCTGGCTACTGACGAATATCCCGCTGCCGGAGCCGCAGCCGGTTGTTGCAACGCCTGTCGTCTATGATCTGCTGGACTCTACGGCGAATATGACCAAGCTTCTGATGAAGGGCGAGAAGCCAAAGACGGCAGATGAAATTATCATGTGCTCCGCACTCTATGATGAATGGATGCCGGGCAAGCACGTCGCCGGAGACATTTTCTCTGTAGGCGGAGATATATGGGAATGCTTCCAGAACTACGACAATGGGGCGAATCCCGATATCGTCCCCGGCAACGCAGCGTGGTTCACGTTCAATAAGCCGTATCACGGTACGTCACGCGAGACGGCGCGGAATTTCGTACACCCAACGGGCGCGCACGACATGTACAAGGCAGGTGAATGGGCAGTGCAGGACGGAAAGTTCACCAAAGCGAACCAGGATACAGCATATAGTCTCGCAGAATACCCGCAGGCGTGGGACGTGGAAGAATAACAGCCGCCCGAGGGCGAGAAAGGAGAACACATGGACGACGGAATTCAGGCGCATGTCGCAGCGATCGACGCGCGCTGCAAATCCAATCAGCACCGCATCGACGAGCTCGAGGCGGACAACAAGGCGCTTCACCAGCTGGCTACCTCTGTGGAGGTGCTGGCGACGAAGCAGGAGACGATCGAGTCGAACGTGAACGAGATCAAAGCTGACGTAAAAAGCCTCAAGGCGGTTCCTGCGGGCCGCTGGGAGGGCTTGATCAAAGCCGTGGTCACGGCGATTGTTTCGGGTTTAGTCGGCTACGCGCTGGCTCTGGCGGGGCTGGGAGGCTAGTATGGCGGACGGGCAGAAAAAGCCGCAGAGGAAGACAAAGGGGCGCATGGCGCGGGAGCTGGTCTACTACTGCATTTACGCCCTGACGCTTACGCTCGCGTGGGCGGTCATCATCAAAACGCTTGCCATCTTCACAGACCATCCCGCCGACCTGTCAGACGTCCTGATCTTCGCGGCAGCGGCGTTTGGCGGGGAGCTGCTGCTCCTGCTGTGCAAGAGAGTATTTGCGAAACCAAATGAACCGGTAGAATGAAAGGGGTACATATGGAAAACATCAAAAAGCGGCTGGGCAACCTGCTCAGCGTCAAATCTCTGGTCACGCTCTCGCTGACCATCGTCTTTGCTGTCCTCGCCCTGCGGGGAGACATCACAGGCAAGGACTTTTTGACCATCTTCCTGACCGTCGTGACCTTCTACTTTGGCACCCAGAGCCAGAAGGCACAGGACGCGATTGACAATGCGGGTACGCCGCAGGAGGGCGAACAGAAATGATGAAAGCATCCGAACTTGTGCGCAGGCACATTGACGTTGCGAAGAATTACAAGACCGTCTACATGTGGGGCTGCTTCGGCTCCCCCGTGAGCGAAACGATCATTGACGAGAAATCCGCACAGTACCCGGACTGGTACACCGGCGGCAGAGTCACATATCTGCGCAGCCTCCTCGGAAAAGTTGTCTATGGCTTTGACTGCGTAAACCTGACAAAGGGCATTCTCTGGGGCTGGAACGGCAACAAAAACGCCTACTACGGCGGTGCAAGATACGCCTCGAACAGCGTGCCGGATGTCTCCGCCGACGGCATGATCGCCAAGTGCTACGCCGTGTCCGGCATCGGATGGGACAAGCTGATTCCCGGCGAAGGTCTCTGGATGCCCGGTCACTGGGGCATGTACATCGGGGACGGTCTGGCGGTAGAGTGTACGCCCATCTGGGACAACGGCGCACAGATCACCGCCGTCCAGAACATCGGCACGAAAGCAGGCTACCACGCCCGCAATTGGCAGAAGCACGGAAAGCTCCCGTGGGTGGAATATGACACCGTGAAGGTTGACGCCGAGGTTGAAGAAGCAAAGAAGACCATCCGGCAGAAAGCCGGATTGACCGACGGCACGATCGATTACCTCGCCGCCTACAAGTACGGCGACGATCTTCTCAAAAAGCTTGCAAAAGCGATGAAGTAAGGGGGCGAGGCTATGGCTCCACAAGCCAGATGCAAATTACCGCCGGAGCTTGGCGGACTGATGCGCCGGGACATGGAAGCGGTCATTCATCAGGCGAATCTTGGTCGAGAAGACGAAAAGATTGCGCAGCTCTACTTTGTGGAGAAGCTTCCACAAGTGGATGTTGCAACAGAATTGTATCTTGGCCGCGCCACTGTGCAGCGCCGCCTGCCTGGTATCGTGCGGGAGATGCAGCGGACATCCAACAAACTGTATAACTGAGATAAGCGCCGAAAAATCGGCGCTTATTTTTTATAAAACTTTTGAAAAACTCTTGACATTTACGCTCAATGAGCGTATTATAGAGCCATAAGATAAAGCAAGGCGAAAGCCGGAAAGAGGTACAACATGGAAACCAAGATCATCAACAACCGATACGAACTCATCGCTTGCACTGCCGTTGCCACCGAGGCTGGCGACACGGAAGTACAGGACGCCATCTACTGCCGCAGCACGGAAACGTCGGACGGCGACTGCGTGTACTTCGGCTACACGCTGGACGATCTGGACGATCTGGATGATCTCGCCGACGCTGACTGCCCTGATTTCAGCGAAGACACGCTTCGCACCGTCCGCATCGACGGGCGTCCCATCAGCGCGTACTGCTTCTGATATGAAGGGAGAAATCGGAACCACCGCCATTTGCGAAATGTGCGGCAATGAGTACACCGTGACAGGCACACGCCAGAAATATTGTTTGGTCTGTTCGTCAATTCGCAGACGCGAGGCAGACGCCGCCAGCTTTCATCGAAAGATCGCTGGAACTTCTAAAAAAATCGGGTCTGTGGCTATTTGTGAGCGCTGCGGATCTGAATACACAACAACCGGGGGAAATCAGAAATTTTGCCCATCCTGCGCACCCAGCCAACGGGGCCGTGGAGAGCTTCGCCACATTGGAGGTGCCGCAACCTGTAAGCGCTGCGGTGAATCGTTCATTCTTACTGCTACGGGGCAGAGATACTGCCCTGCTTGCGCCGCTCTAAAGAGATCGCCGCGTGTTGATGATTCTTTGCTCGATTTAGATGCATTTTGCACATTGCTGAAAAAGCACAGCATCACACAAGCTGATTTCTCGCGCCGTTTTTGTATCAGCTCAGCTCTCATTAGCAGATGGTGCTCAGGGGAGCGCAGATGCCCGACGTATGTGCTTTCTATGGCAGACGAACTTCTCACCATTGATGCCGAAAAAAGGAAGAATCAACAGGAGGAACCCACATGAAACTCACCCCATTTATCCGCGCCGCTCTCTACGCCGAGGTCGGCGCATACGCTGACCGCGACGCCTATGTCTCCGATCTGGCGCTGTCCAGCATCTGGGGCGATGCCGAAGACGCCGAGGTCCCGGCGGAGCGGCTGGCACTGCTCGGCGCGATCTGGGACGGCACACGCTGCACGATCCCGGAACTGATTAAGCAGCACGGCCTGACGCAGACGGGCTTCGCGCAGTATTTCAATATCCCGCTTCGCACCGTGCAGGGCTGGTGCATTGGTGAACGCACCTGCCCGCCGTATGTGACCGCGATGGTCGCTGAAATCTTAGCCATGAACGATCGATAATGCAAACTAAGCCCGTGGACTTCTCTGCGGGCTTGAATTTTGAGCCAAATTGATACACAACTGAGGCACAAGAAGCCGCAAAAAAGCCCATACTGGACACAAAGGAGTGTTCGGTATGGGCTTTTCTTATTTCAATCCAAACCCGGAAGGGAAACAAGTCGGAGACTGTACCGTCCGGGCGATCTCAAAGGCGACGGGCAAGAGCTGGGATGAAACATACGTCGGACTTTGCCTACAGGGGCTGAAAATGGGCGACATGCCGTCGGCAAACAGTGTCTGGGGCGCGTACCTTCGGCAGCATGGGTTTACAAGGAACGTCGTGCCGAATACATGCCCGGACTGTTATACCGTTGAGGATTTCTGCGCAGACCATCCACGCGGTATATATGTACTCGCACTATCTACGCACGTTGTCTGCGCGGAAGATGGCACGTATTTCGATACGTGGAACAGTGGGAACGAAATCCCACTGTTCTACTGGGAAAAGGAGGATAAATAATGTTCGGACAACAGCCTTATGTGTATCAGCAGCCGATTTACAATCAACCGCCCATGATGCAGGAACCAATGATGCGTCCACAGTATCAGCCTGCGCCGTCGATGCAGTATCCGACTCCGCAACCTCAGCCACAGCAGCCGAGCTGTGGACAGTCTATCATCTGGGTCCCGAACGAGAAGGCGGCAAACGAATTTATCGTTGCGCCGAATAACGCCGTCACGCTCTGGGATATGAATGCGCCGGTTGTGTATGTGAAGAAAGCAGACGCAAGCGGTAAACCAGCAATGACAACGTATGACCTCGTAGAGCGCTCTACAGCCCCCGTGAGCCCCACAGCGCCACAAACAGTGCCTACGGTGGAATACGTGACCCGCAAGGACTTTGACGAACTGGCGGCAAAGGTGGCGTCTCTGAGCGTCAAGCCCGTTAGAAAGGTGAAGGAGGCAGAAAATGAATCCACTGTTTAATGCACTCGGCGGCGGGCAAATGCCCGGGGCTATGGGGCAGTTTCAAAATATGGTGCGGCAGTTTCAGCAGTTCAAGCAGAGCTTTCAGGGCGACCCGAGGGCGGAGGTTGAGAAGCTGGTACAGTCTGGGAAAATCTCGCAGCAGCAGTTGAACCAGCTACAACAGGCGGCAAGCCAGTTTCAACAGCTTCTTGGATAATTAAGATTTCAATTCGTGCGCACGATTGAGATAAATTTCAAAATCTACGAAAGGAGAAATGATTATGAGTCTTTCTGATGGCGGCATTCAGCCGACCATGAACGTATCCCCTTCCGGCAGCTCCGGCGGCTGGGGCGGATTCGGAGGCGATGGCGGGTGGTGGTTCATTATCCTGTTCCTCGCCCTGTTCTGTGGCTGGGGCGGTAATGGCTTCGGCAATAACCGCGGCAATTCCGGCGGAGTAGTTGACGGCTATGTTCTGGCTTCCGACTTCGCAAACATCGAACGCAAGATGGACCTCATCAACGGCGGGCTGTGCGATGGCTTCTATGCCGTGAACAACTCCCTACTTACGGGGTTCGGTAATGCGGAGCTTTCCCGCTGCAACCAGCAGGCAGCCTTGATGCAGCAGCTCAACAACATGGCGATGCAGGCGCAGGAGTGCTGCTGCGAAAACCGCGCAGCCGTTGCGCAGGTGCGGTATGACATGGCTTCGCAGGCTTGCGACACCAGAAACACCGTGCAGAACAGCACTCGCGACATCATCGACGCGATGAACTGCGGCTTCCGCAGCATCGATCAGCGCCTGACTGCGCAGGAACTGGCCGCGAAGGATGCCAAGATTGCTGAGCAGAATCAGCAGCTTATTATGGCGAACCTCGCTGCATCGCAGGCGACGCAGACGAACGAGATTCGGGATTATGTGTACGGACAGTTCGTACATTACAACCCCCGTCCGGTTCCGGCGTTTGAGGTTCCAGCCCCGTACCAGTATTCCGGATGTAATAACGGCTACAACTACGGTTGCAGAAACTGCGCTTAACTCCATAACGTAGAGCTTTTTCGTGGACTCACGAAAATGATCGGTTCCTTGCCGATACTCAAGAAACGCGGCGGGGCAATCGTCCCGCCGCTATTTTTAACCGTGTCGAATTCGATGCATTTAGAAAGGAATGATTTTATGGCTGAATTTACAGCGCCCAATATTCAAATTGTTGCCGCCGGGCAGAACGTCCCTCTAATTTCCACGGCGGCTTGTGGCAAACCGTGTATCGTACACCGTGACGGAAGCGGGCTTGTTACGCTTCGTGGGCTTACGCAGCAGTGTAAGGCGAAGTTCCGTGTATCCTTTGGCGCGAATATCGCCGTTCCTACAGGCGGAACAGTCGGAGCTATCACCGCTGCGCTCGCCATCAACGGGGAGGCTTTGAACAGCGCCACAGCGACCGTAACCCCTGCGGCTGTTGAGAATTATTTCAACATCTACGTTTCAACATTCGTGGAAGTTCCGCGCGGCTGCTGCTTGACTGTAGCGGCGAAGAACACCAGCGCACAGGCGATCAGCCTTGCAAATAGCAATATGATCATCGAGCGCGTATCGTGAAGGGAGGAAGGAATATGTACGATTTGAGAAACCTTCGGGAAATGCTCTGCAAAGAGCTGGATGAAATCGCCGACAAACGTGAAATGTCTGCTGGTGATCTGGACGCAATTCAGAAGCTGACAAGCTCCATCAAGAACACTTATAAAATCGAAATGCTTGAGGACGGAGGCTATTCCCGCGACGGCGAGTGGGAAGCGGATATGCGCGGCACGTATGGGCGCGGCAGCTCTTACCGTGGCAGGCATCGCGATTCTATGGGAAGGTATAGCCGAACCGATGCGCGGGAGCATATGCGCTCGACGCTGGAAGACATGATGCGCGACGCGGACGATGATAAAACGCGCGAGGCTATCCGGCGCTGCATGGAGCAGATTGACAGAGCATAAGGAGGGAAAGACATGCTGGATGAAGCCGAAATCCGAAAGGAAATAGCACGGCTGGAATACGAAGAATCCAGCTATCCCAATTATGCCAAACTGGCGAACCTATATGTGATACGCGACAAGATGCAGGGAGCGGAGAATGCCAGAGATAAGTTTGTGGGTTACTACTCCGGCGCTCCCGCCCCTGTGACCGCAGAACCGGCTACCGTGGGCGAGTACGGGGACAGTGAGTTTTTGCTTGCGGTTGCCGGGAAAGACCCGGCGAAGGCTTGGGCGGTTGTTGATGAACTTATGGATACACTTGCGATGGTAAACAGCAAGGTTTATAACTCTGTTATGCAGAAGATAAAACGTGTCTAGTGTTAGTAATCGTGTTAGCTATTTGTTAGTAACCGAGAAAATCTGAAAAAATCTGAAAACGTCTGAAATTCAATAAATTTTATAAAAATTCATTAAAACGTCTGAGAACATGCTTAGAAAGTCTCAAAAAATGATGGAGACCTGCCTTTTAAGCAGGGTGTCCGGAGTTCGAATCTCCGGCGGGTCACCAAA